GGTATCGGGTGCTCCGGTGTTGTTTTGCACCGCGTATCCCCAGGGGTTACCGGCTTGGTTGGTGGCGTTACCCGTCTTTGCCACAAACTGCATATCGGAACCTTCAACCGTGCGAATTCGCGCAGCCTGCCGGAAGGGGTTTGCATAACGCAGGGCAGCAAACGCATCATCAAAGATGACGCGACCACCAATACCCGAACCGGAGCCGGTCAGAGCCGATGCTTCTTCAATGTCAATCGTGACGCGCCGATTTTCAACAATCGAGGTCTTGATTGCGTCCAAGAATGCTTCGGTAATGACCGAAGGTTGATTAGCCGATTGCTTCATTTTGGCGTGTTCCTTTTCTGCCCAAGTTTTGCCGGGGTCGCCGCCCCATAATGCCCACGCGATTCGACCCGCTGAAGGGTATCCTTTTTCGCCGGGACTCCACCCCTCGCCCTTCTTATCTACTTCGTGTCTTGCGAAGTAAGAAACCATCCTAGCAACCGTAGAAGGCGATAGATCAGCACCGTTGGCAATGTCACGCGCACGCGCAACACCGACCGCTGTACCACCGCGCTTGAATTCCTCACGCCAAGCTAATCCCCGCTTGGCTTCGGCTTTCATTGCATCGTTTGGTTTTGGCATGAAGTCCCCGCGAAAAAGGGGGAACCGAAGTTCCCCCCTTTATCAAGCGCCCGTGGCAGTCGAGCGATAGCGAACCCCTGCGAAGGGATCGCGCACGCTAGTTGCCAAACGCTTTTCACCAAAGAAGGTGATAAAGCCGGGAGCCGTTTGGTCATAACGGCGCATGACCATGTTCAGACGGTCGATGATTGTGTGGAACCGTGAGAAGTCCGCGAAATACATGGGGTACTTCGCAGTGGTACCGGCAGACGCACCGGCAGCGGTGGGGGTGTCAACATAGGTGTTGACCACCACATCGAAGCCGAGCAGCTTGCCCACGATGCCGTCTTCGGCTGCGGGATGCATACGCTCAAACACCGGGGTGTTGTTGTCGTCCTTCAGACCACGGATAGCCGAGAGCATGACCGGGTTGATCATCCACTTGGCATTCGGGGTCCAATAGGCTTGCGGCAACGCATAGACCATGTTCACAAGGTCTTGGAAGGTGACATTGTTAGCCGTTCCAAAACCGTTCGTGGTCAATTGGTCATAAGTGGCAAGCGAGTGCAGGCCGGAGGTCGAGGAAGTACCCGACGAACCGAATGCAGCCGTGGAGGTGGTGCCGCCCGTGTAGGTGGCATTTGCACCGCCATATTGGTCAAGACCACGCAGACCATCAGCACCGCCGGTGGTGACGGTGGAACCCGTGCCAGTTTGATCGTTGTTCACGATCATCGACAGGGCTTCCGACTGCGCGAATTCGGCAAGCATATCGTCAACCACATTGGCTTCCAAACCATCAATATCGTCCAAAGCCGCAGTGCGGATCGGGAACTGCACATTAATGTCCTTCAGCACAAGCTGCCAAATGGAGGTGTTTTCAGTGGTGGGTGTGCCGTTGTTTTGAATGGCATAGCCCCACTGTGCACCCGCATTGCCGGTCTTCACCCGGAACTGATACGAAGAACCATCGGTAGCCACGGTACGCGACAGGCCGCGCATCGGGTTATACATACGCAGAGCCACAAACACGGGGTCATACGCGGTGCGACCACCCTTGCCATCGCCGCCTGCGGTCAGTTGCGATGCTTCGTTCATGTACGCGTAGTATTGCGATTCGTCGGCAAACATCTTGAGTTCCTTTTCGAAACTCTTGCCGCCATTCGCGTAGTCGCGCAGTTGCTCACGCACCGCACGGTTCACATCGGTGCGAACCGACTTGGTGATGGGACGAATGATGCCGGGAGCATTCAGGCTTGCTACCTTGGCTTCCAGGGTGGCAACCTTCTCGGTCAGTTCAGCCTTGGCAGCTTCGACCGACTCATTAGCCTTGGCTGCAATTTCTTCAGCCTTGGCAAGCGTAGACGCTTCGATAGCGTCCAACTTTTCGATGATTTCTTTAGACATGATTAGCCTTTCAGACGATTGGAAAGATGTTTGAGAATTTCCCGCTGTTCAAGAGCAGCAAGCAATTCAGCTTCGGTCGCTTCCGCATCAGGTTCACCCCGAGTCGGCGCAATTTCAAGATTGGTCTTAACAACCTCACGCTGTTCAAGAACTTTCTTGAAGGTAGATGCGGCAGCGACCGCATCTTTCTTGGACAGCCCTGCCTCACGCAGAGCCTTTTCCAAAATCTTTAGATCAGCAGTCCCATCAGGACGGAAGAATTCCAACTTGTGAACTTCTGCCATCGGGTTGTTGGGATGCATCACTACTGAGACTTCGCGGAGTCCACCTTGCGAAATTTGGAAGTAACCTTCTTCCATGTCGCTACCACTTTGGAGGGGATTGCCTTCAGTATCAACCATACAGTATTCATCTGCGTATGCTCCTACAGATACGCCGCCGAACATAGCCGGTGATTCGGTCATCACTTGGTAAAGATCAGACCCTTGAGTGGTGTTCAGATAAAGCCGACCTTCGGCAATCATGCCGGTGTCGGTGAATTCGAATGCGGTCCACTCACCTACCGGGATTTGGTCGGCAGCGTGATTGACAAACATGGGCAGGGGTCGCTTGCTCTCGGCAAATTCCTTAGCCCACTGCATGAAGCCTTCCGGCGTGTAGAAAAAGCGCCGACCGTCCGCGCCTTCACGCGGTCCCCAGGTGGTGACGGTGGCTTCAATCTTTCCTGTTGGCTCTGCGCTTCCTGCCGCTTCGGGGAGGATTAGCCGCGCTTCGCAAATCAGTTGGACTTGTTTCATTGATGACCCCTGTAAAGACTGTCTGATTCATGTCTTGTATTTTGGGTGTCATCAGGCGCGGAACTTGACCCGGCAATTCCGCAGGCTGACGCACTTGGTTTGCAAGTGCTGCAAGCAATTTTGCGTGAACTGCCATATAAGTCAAGTTGTCCCGATGTTCATGCGTCGAGTCTGATTCCCGCCGCCGCCGCCCGTGTCTTGTGGTGAGCTACCCGGCAAAGGCTTAGAAGCACTGTTTTTGCCGGTCAAATCATTTGCACCATCAAGAGTTTGCCGCCCCAAATACTCCCGCGCTTCGTTGGGCGTAAGTATGCCTGCATTTACCCCGGCTACCGCATAATTCATTTGATCTAGCGGTGCGCCCATTAGGAAGTCCTGCGTATCAAATTCTACGCAGAGTGAGGGGTAACCCGCAAGCAAATGCTGTTTGAGCTTTTGCCGCACATTAACAATGATCGGGTACATGGTGGATTTGTAAAACTCATCCAACATGGTTTGCGTGTTGTTGTATTTCCCGTCCGCAATGCCGATCATCGCCGGGGGCACCCCGAACAGGCCACAAAGCCGCTTCATGGTTTGCAGCTTCAAAGCCGCAGCGTCTGCGTCTTGCAGGGAAAGCATCTTCAGGGGTTCATACTTCATGCCCTGATCCAACAGCATCCCTTGACCGGGCTTGGACGGGTCGGTGGTCCGGCTTCCCGTCATGCTTGACCATGCTTCCTTCAGTCGCGCTGCAATCTCTTTGTATTTGGCATCAGGAATGACCGACTCGGTGACGAACATCCCCGAGGGCTTCGCCCCGTTTTGCATCACATAGTTGGCGTATAGATCAATGTCCTGATCCAAGCCGACCAATTCAACCGCCAGGATGCCTTTGTTGAAGCCCGCAGAGCCTTGCCACGGCATATCCTTGATATGCATGACTTGGTAATACTCTAGCGGTTCATCCTTGCTGAAGCCGTAGCTAGGCGTGGACAGTCGGTATGACGGGTAGCGAGTCGGCGTGATCGTCACCGCAATCAGCGTCGAATCGAGAATAAACATCTCGGTGGGGGTCTGCGTAGGATTCTTCTGATCCTTGCGCCACCAAAGCGTGAAGGCTTCCCCCAAGAGGTCATGCCACATCATCCATTGATACCAAAATTCGTATTGACTTTGGAACTGATTGGGGTTCTGTAGCAGGGACAAGACTTGCTGCGCTTTGGTCTTGTTCCGCGTGGACACACGGGAATCCTTGGTGGCATCGACTACGGTGCCGTCGTCCAATTCGCACATGATCCTAATAGGCAACTGACTCAAGGCGCGGGCTTTTGCGCCAAGTGCTGCCATTACCGTGCTATTGCGGGTAAGAGTAGAAACATCAACTACCCGCCCCGCATCGGTCACCGCGCTTGTGGTGACATAAAGGATTTGGGTGTTGACCGTGGGCCTACGGTTGTCGCCCTGATAAACGACATTGTTGCCTAGTGCGGTCTGCCCAAACAGCGTGTTTGCTTCGTTGTTTTGAGCCTGTTTCCGCTTGAAAATGTCTAGGATTCCCATGTTTGGCCCCCGTTTCCTGCTGACTTTACCACTCTATTGTGCGGAAACCAAACGAATCTGCGGTGTAAACATTGTCCAAGTGGCAGTGCAAAGCCATGATTAGGGCGATGATCCCGTCAATCTTGGCTGATGCGTCTGCTGCATTCTTTCTCACCTTCACATTCGCATTTATATCTACGAAACACTCACAGTTGCCTAGCTGCCACCCTACAAAGGGATTGCCCGCGTGCTTAATCGCGCCCTTCAGGATCAGTTGTTCAGCAGTCTTGGACGGGTTGGACAGCACCGCCATGCCCTGCCCCACCTTCTTTACCGGCAGACCCTTGGCATACAGACTCGCCACCAATGCAGCCGCGTTGTAGGGGTCATAGGCAATTTCCTTGACTTCATACTTTTCAGCTTGGGCAGAAATGTAAGCGTCCACTTCGGTCAGGTCGGTCACATTGCCGGGTGTGAGCTTGAGAATGCCGGACTGCCGCGCTTGGTCGAAGATGCTTAGGTAGTGGTTGGGGATCAGGCTTAGAGAGTCTTCGGGCAGGAAGAATTGGAATTCCGCGTAGAAGTCTTCTTCCCCATAGCGGTGCAGGGTGCAAACCGCGTTGAGGTCGCGGGAATGCGCCAAGTCGAATGCCATGAAGGTTGATTCGGGCTTTCCTTCGGGCATTGGCGATTTGGCTTCGTCCCAATGCTTGCGGTCCACCCAAGCCGAATTAGCCGAGACATAGACATTCAGTTGCTTGCAAAGGAATTCGTTAAGGCTTGCAGGCTTGGCTGATGCTTCATCTGCCATGTGCTGAATGTGGTTGGTCGTAACCGACACCCCAAGCATGGGATTGGCCTTGCCCCAGGTCGATTGGTCGCGCCAGTTGTCGCCCTGATCTATGGAGTAGCACAACCCAAACCACTTGCCGTTGTCGGGAACATCGCCCCGAAGAAGGCTGCGGAAGTAGGTCAGGTCTTCAAAGAACTTGGTTTCTCGGGTGAATGATGCCGTGGTCATGTAGACCCGCAGGGGGTTTTTACGCGCCCCCATGCCCGAGTGCAGGACTTCGATAGAAGATCGCTCGGTAATCTGCGCCGCTTCGTCTATGAGGGCACATGAAGGGTTCTTGCCGTCACCCGTCTTGCGGTTGTCTCGACTGAGTGCCCGATAGGTAGAAGTCGAATCGCCTTGCTTCTTTATCTCTGATCGGTAGGTCACGAACTTAGCTGCAAGTACCTCATGCATTGATTCGACAATGGCTTTTGAGGAATCAAAGCAGATGCTTGCCTGTTCACGGCTTGTCGCCAAGGTAAAGACTTCCGCGCCGGTTTCCCCGAACATCAGTTCGTACAGAGCCACGATGGACGCAAGCGTGGTCTTGCCCGACTTGCGGGGCACAAACAAAATTACATCGGTTACCCACCGCTTAGAGTGGTCAGCCTTGTCCCTGAACCCGTACACCCCTGCCAAGAACAGGATTTGAAACGGCTGCAAGACAATGGGCTTGCCCGCGTCCGGTCCCTTTACATGACGGCAGAAGGCGACGAATTTAAGGATGTGTTCAGCCTTAGCCGGGACGAATTCGTAAGGCGCGTCCTTCCTCTCAGCCATGTCGAGGAATCTCTGACAGGCTAACCTTACATCCTCACAAGCTGATATGTCGCCCCGAGTGACTGCCGCCGCGTACTGAAACGCGGGTTCAAGCATTGGCGAACAACTCATCTACTTCGGTCGGCTTATTGACTTTCTTTGGCCTGCCACGGGACACAAGACCCATTTCCCCAAGAATCTTGATGATCTTGTCGATGGACTCATTCCGCAGCTTCGTCCATGCGGAGCTACCCACACCCGATGCATAAACCGCCACCGCGCCTTCTTCATTGATCCTAGCCTGCGCCTGAAGCAAAGACTCAGTGACCAAAAGCAGCGCAGCAATCAAGGTTTCATCGCTTGGCGTGATCGCCCCGTAGACGCTTTCCAATTCATCCCGAATCAGAGTTTCAAACATCTGCGGATCGAAAGTTTCCGGGTTCCGAAAGTACCCGATGATCTGCCGAGGGGGTTTGCGTTTTGGTTCTTTCATGGGGAATTCCCTTTCTTC